ACAAAAAAAAGATAAGATAATTTCTGGACAAATTGTTTATAAATCAAGAGATGTAAATGAACCTCAAGTATATCCAACAGCAAAAATTATTCGTAATGTATCAACATCCGATAATGAAATTTTTGTTGATGATTCATCATTATTTTTATACGATTCTCCTATAAAATTTGACAGTATAATAGTTTCGGGAGATTTAGATTCTGTTCATGCATCAATTACTCCGGTAGTATCTTCTTCTGGCACTATTCAATCACTAACAATCGTTAATGGTGGTAGTGGTTACACTGGAGCAACAGCAAATGTAAAAATTTCCAATCCAGAGAGAAAATCAGCTGTTGCTGTTTCTAATATATCCATTGTATCTACCGGTGCTACCATCGGTATAGTTAGCACTGGAATAGTTACAGGTGTTTCTGTGAGTTATGGTGGGTATTTGTATACATCTGCACCTCTGGTAAAATTTGAAAACCCACCAAGCATTGGGGTTGGAATTGGAACCACTGCAACAGGAACTGCTAATCTATCTAATGGTATTGTAACTTCAGTGACAATTACTAATCCAGGATACGGTTATAATTTTGCTCCAGCAGTTACATTTTCCGCACCAGGTATAAACACGGCAACAGCAACTGCAACTATATCAAATGGACAAGTAACTTCAATTACAATTACAAATCCCGGTTTTGGATACACAACTACTAATTTGCCAGATGTAATTATTCCAGTTCAAAAAGTAGTGTATGAAAATATTAAATCTATAACTGGAGTTGCTGGATCTTTTGGAAATATTACTGGAATTTCAACAGCAGTTGGTATCAATACGAATCTTGCAATTAAATTTACTCTTAATCCTTCTCCACTTTCTTTATCTGTAGGATATCCAATTTACATCTATGATACGTCTGTTGGTTCTGGAGTGACTTCCTTAGATAATTATGCAAATAAAGTGGGAATTGGAACAACATTCTTAAATAACATTTATTATGTTAGTGCGTTTAATTCTGGACTTGGTATTGCTACATGTGACATAGTTAACACATCTTCTGTGGTTGGAATTGCTACTACAGGAATTTCAGTAGGAAAATTCTCTTGGGGAAGAATTTTTAATTCGACAAGATCCTCATCTCCGATTTCTCTAACAGTTTCTGGATATTATGTTGATGCTGGATTATCAACATTTCCAACTATACAACGGAGATCATCTGGATTAAGAAACGTTGGACCTCTTAAAAAGGTTTTGTAAGAGTCATATAAATATAAAAAAAACTATATTAAAATGCCCGCATTTGTAACGGATCAATTTAGAATAGTAAACGCATCTAATTTTGTGGATTCGGTAGAAAATTCTAATAATTCATATTATGTATTTGTTGGATTAGCAAATCCCACTCAAGTTGGATTTGGAAGGTCAACCAATTGGAATACTATTACACCTAATCCAATAGATAATATTGATTATTTAAATCATTATGAGTCTACAGTGATGTTTGGTAAAAAAATTACAGGTGCAAATATTAGAAGAGTGGTTAAAAAAATTGATTGGGTTTCTGGAACTCAATATGAAATGTATAGACAAGATTATAGTATTTTAAATCCATCTCCAATCACAGGATCTTTAAGATTATATGATTGCAACTATTATGTCATTAACTCAGACTATAAAGTCTACATATGCCTTGATAATGGATCCTCAGGAATTAAAACTACAGGTAATGCATCTCAAGTACAACCAACTTTTACTGATTTAGAACCATCTAAATTGAGTGATGGGTACATGTGGAAATATTTGTATACAGTGTCTCCGAGTGATATTGTAAAATTTGACACTACTGAATACATTACTGTACCTAATAATTGGAATTCATCTACAGATTCTCAAGTAGTAGCAATCCGAGAAAATGGAGATTCTACTTTAAACGATAATCAAATAAAAAAAGTTTTTATCAAAAATGGTGGATTAGGGTATAATCTACAATCAGGACAATCATGCAATTTAGTTGGTGATGGATCTGGAGGAAAAGTTTCAATAGATATAGATTCATCTTCTGGAAAAATTACTGATGCTTTAGTTACATCAGGCGGAAAAAATTATACTTATGCATTAATTGATCTAGGAACAACAGGATCTAATACTCCAGGAGTATATGCAGAATTAATTCCCATAATCCCACCATCGAAAGGACATGGATTTGATATTTACAAGGAACTAGGAGCAGATCGTGTTTTGGTATATGCCAGATTTGATGATTCAACTAGAAATTTTCCAACTGATTCTAAGTTCTCCCAAATTGGAATATTGAAGAATCCAACGATATATGACGCATCAGGAATTAGTAGCACAGTTTATACAGGTAATACTTTTTCTGCTGTTGGTGCATTAAGATTTTCCAACGTTAATCCGTCAAATGCATCTATTGCTGTCGGATCTATCATTAGTCAAATAAATCCAAGTACTGGTAAAAAAGCGTTAGGATATGTTATATCGTATGATACAGAAACTAAAATCTTAAAATATTCTTTTGATAGATCTTTATATTTTAATGGTGGAAATGGAATTGATCATAGAGATTTTGTAGGAGTTTCTACATTTTTTGCCCCAACCGGACAATATATTGATTTTGTTCCTGATGCCACACTAGCAATTATCGGTAATGGATTCAATGCAAGTATAGACACAACATTAAATGATAATAAAATTACTATTGCAAATAAAGTTATAAATCTTGAGACAACTTTTACACAAGGTATTTCAAAACCACAAATAAATAATAAGTCAGGAGACATACTTTATATTGACAATAGACCTTTAGTTTCAAGAAGTTTAAGGCAAAAAGAAGACATTAAAATTATTCTGGAATTCTAAAAAATGGCTCAAAAAACTAATTTAAACGTAAATCCATATTTTGATGATTTCGCAGAACCTAATATAGGAGCCAAGGATAAAAATTATCAAAAAGTATTGTTCAATCCAGGAAAACCAATACAAGCTCGTGAATTAAACACCCTTCAATCTATATTGCAAGATCAAGTAGAATCTTTTGGAAGTCATATTTTTAAAGATGGATCAGTAGTAATACCAGGCAGTATTGTATACGATGGTCAATTTACGGCAGTTAAATTAAATCCCATTCAATATGGGGTAGATATAACTGCTTACATTAAAAATCTTGTTGGAAAAACAATTATAGGTCAAGATTCAGGTATAACTGCTAGTGTTCAATTAGTTCAACTACCAAATTCTGAAGTTGAATATTCAACTCTTTACATTAAGTACCTTAATTCTGATTCAAATTTTGAAATAAATTCATTCCTTGATGGTGAACTTCTTTATACTAGACAAGACATTGTATATCAATCAACAGTAATTACCTCTGGAACTCCTTTTGCTAGTACTATTGATTTAAATTCAACTTCTACTGGATCTGCCGCATCTATTAATGCCGGTATATACTTCATACGTGGATCTTTTGTTAGGGTTAAACAACAAACAATTATCTTAGATTATTACACAAATACTCCATCATATAGAGTTGGTTTAAAAATTGATGAGAAAATTATTACCTCAAAAGATGATTCTTCATTATTTGATAATGCAAAGGGATTTACAAATTATGCAGCTCCTGGAGCAGATAGATTTCAAGTAAATTTAACTCTTACAAAGAGATCATTAACTGATACTAATGATATAGATTTTGTAGAACTTTTAAGGATTCAAGATGGTGCTATTAAAAAAATAGAAACAAAAACAGTTTATTCAAATATTAGAGATTATTTAGCACAAAGAACACATGATGAATCTGGAGATTATGTCGTAACACCATTTCAATTTTCTTTAAATAATTCATTAAACAATAGAGTAGGAAACGATGGATTATTTTTTGATACTGAAAAAACTGAAAGGGGTAATGTTCCATCAGATGATTTGATGTCTATAAAAATTTCTCCAGGAAAAGCGTATGTAAAAGGTTATGATGTAGAAAAAACCGGTGTAGAAATTATAGATGTTTTAAAACCAAGAACTACAGAACCAGTTTCATCTGCAGCGATTCCTTTTCAAATGGGAAATCTTGTTAGAAGTAATAACGTAACTGGATCTCCGTTACAAAAAAATATTGTATATTTACAAAATAGAAGAAAAAATAGTACTATTGTTGCAACAGGCACAACTGCAGGATTTGCCAGAATTTATAATTTTAATGTTACTGATGCTGCATATACTTCTGCCGCTACTAATTGGGATCTATACCTATATGATATTCAAACTTTCACAGAGTTGACAATTAATAAACCACTATCTTCAGCAGAACTTCCAGTATCATCATTCATCAGGGGTAAAAGTAGTGGTGCTAGTGGGTACGCTGTATATGCTGGCAATGGATCAACACTTATCACTTTATCACAAACTTCTGGAAGTTTCTCCGCTGGAGAAAAACTTTTAATTAATGAAATAGAAACTGTCTCAAGAACATTAGTATCTGTCAAAGCGTTTACTTCTGAGGATGTTAAATCTGTTCATCAACCAACTTCAATTTCTGGTTTTTCTACTGCATTCTTAGCAGATTTATCGATAGATAAAATTTTAAGATCTGGAACAATTACAATTACACCCGGCAGTGGTGGAATAAGCACTGCAACTGTTTCCTCTCCAAATACATTTACAGGTATTAGAAGCGATAATATTATTAGATATCAAAAATCGGGGTCATCTACAGAAACATATAATCGAGTTTTATCAATATCTTCATCTTTAACATCAATGACACTAGAAGCAGTGCCATCTGTTACTGGTGTTTGTGATGGTTCACTTCCAGGAGCAGGATCTACATTCACTGGAACTTATTCAATAGGTGCAGGAAAGATAAGAAATTCTGATAAAGGATTTTTGTATGCAGAATTACCCCATACTAATATTTCGTCAGTAAATTTAAGTTCATCTAACATAATTTTTACGGCACAGTCCACAGGAACTTTAGTTTCATCTGCGAGTGGTTCTTTAACAGTAAATACAAGTAATTTCAATCTAGGAATAAACACTGTTTCTGCAAAATTTTCAGCGTTTGATGAAGAAAGATATTCTATTTTTTACTCTGATGGCACTATTGAAAATTTAACCTCTGATAAAGTTTCTTTAAATAGTTCTTCATCACAGGTAACATTCTCCAATATTACACCTAGTAAATCAATATCTGCAATTAATGCAACTTTTGTTAAAAATTCTATCGAAACTAAAATTAAAAAATTAAACAAAAGTAAAAAAATAAATATAATTTTTTCTAAAAAATTACAATCTGGTACAGGAATTAATACATCAATAAACGATGGATTGATTTATAATCCATTTTATGGATTACGAGTTCAAGACACAGAAATAAGTTTAAATTATCCAGATGTCAGTAATATTATTGCAATATATGAGTCTTTAGATACTAATGCTCCAGAATTAGATAAATTTGTTTTTAGTTCTTTAGTAGATGTAAACACTAATGCAATTATTGGTGAAAATATAGTGGGTTCAGCAAATAATGCAGTTGCAAGAGTTGTTTCTAAACCATCTGCAAATACATTAGAAATTGTTTATTTAAACAATAATATTTTTTCTGCAGATGAAATTGTAACTTTTAAAGAATCAAATATCATTACACCTATTTCTAGCATTACACCAGGAAAATATAGAAATATTACTAATAGGTATACTCTCGATAAAGGCCAAAAAGAACAATATTATGATTATTCTAGAATAAGATTGAATTCTGGAGAACAATTTGCGAGAAAAAAATTAATAATTATTTTTGATCATTATTTAGTTCCAACAAATGATAATGGTGATGTTTTTACTGTTAACAGTTACGATAAAGAAAATTATAACAACAATATACCAGTTATTGGTAAAAACAATATTCGATCAACTGACACTCTTGATTTTAGACCTAGAGTTTCAGAATTTACAAGTATAACATCATCACCATTTGATTTTACATCAAGATTATTTGGAACTGATCCAAAACTAATAATGACTCCAGATGAAAGTTCAATAATTGGATATGAGTTTTATCTTGGAAGAATTGATAAGTTGTTTATTGATAAAAATTCTAATTTTACCGTTATTGAAGGAGTGCCATCATCAAATCCAAAAGCACCAGATAATCCTTCAGATACAATTGAAATTGCTTCAATTTCATTGCCACCATATCTTTACAATCCAAAAGACGCTATTGTAACTTTAGTTGATAATAGAAGATATACTATGAGAGACATTGGCAAAATTGATGGTAGAGTTACTAATTTAGAAAAAGTAACGTCGCTAACACTTTTAGAATTAAATACCAAAACTTTACAAATTACAGATGCCGATGGATTAAATAGATTTAAAACAGGATTTTTTGTTGATGATTTTAAAAATACTGATCTAATAAATGGATCTTTTTCAAAAATTAGAATTGACGGTGAAAATTCAGAACTTGTAACTCAAAAAGCTCTAAATACGCTTGATTTAAAACCCGTATCATTAGAAAATATTACTGATCAGAAGTTCGATCTAGAAACAAACTTTACTCTGTACGACACAAACGTACAAAAAACTGGAGATTTAATTACATTAAAATATGATTCTGTAGGTTGGATTGAACAATTATTTGCAACAAAAGTTGAAAATGTAAATCCTTTCCACGTAGTTTCTTATAGTGGAACTATCCAACTATCTCCAAAAAGTGATAGTTGGGTAAGAACAATTCGTTTACCCGATATAAATGTATCACAAACAAATTATGTTTGGTTACGTGCAACTGGAACTTTTAGAATAGTTGGTAGTGAAACAACTGTTACTAAAGTAGATAAGGTGG